AAATAGAGGCGTGGGGTAACGGTAAAAATAGCGCGGGTATAGACGATATTAAAGGCGGTACGTGGGCGGGGCGTATAGATGGCACAGACCAAAAAACAATATTTACCAACGTAGGCGGCTGGAATTGCCGTCATGATTTAGTACCGATACCCGCGACTAAAGTACCCGAAACCGTTAAGGCTCGCGTAAGGGCGCAGGGGTTTATTGATTAGGGTAAAAAAAAATTAAATTATTTTTTGTTTGCGTTTGCTATTTCAAAAATAGTTTCTATATTTGTGCTGTTAAACTTTTAAACACTTACACTATGAACGCAACTAACTTAATAACCGAAAAAAATGTAGCACAATTTAAGTGCAAAGTATTAGGACTTGTACGCCCTGCATACGGTACATTGAACCTTTTAAATGAAATTGAAATAGTAATGGGTATGTTTCAATACGAAAACGAAAACGTTGAAACAATAGTTTTTAATTACTGTTTTTCATGGCATCAAGATAAATATTCAATATAAGGTTTTATAAAAACCTAACCAACAGAGCCGCCCTAACAAGCGGCTTTTTTGTTTTGCAATATCAATTTATTAACTTTGCCTCGATGCGTTATTTAGTATTAACCGACGGGCGAATTATACAGGCTTCCGATATGGTAGCCGAAACGTTGCTACGTCGGGGCGCTCGTGAGTTAAAATTAAAACAAATAGAAACCCCAAATATTTATGGCAATGAAACCCGAGGAAGCGCTGGAGCTAGTGAAATTTCTAAACCTAGACGAAGCCGAAAACCTAGAAACGGCGAAAGAGAAATTTCAACAGCATTGGATGGCGCAAAAAGAACACGACGCAACGCTGGGAAAACTAAACGGCTCGATAGCTCACGTAGTTAAAAAAGCATTTGAGCCGTTTGGCGTTAGCTTAACCGAAGACGATTTTAAAGACGCTAAAAGCCTCGACGTAATACGTAACGCAGCCGAACGCGCAAAGACCGAATACGAAAAACAACGCGACGAATGGGAAAAGAAAGCAACGGGTAACGGCGCTGCGGAGCTTGTGGCAGAATGGGAAAAGAAACATAAGACCCTAGAGCGTAAATATAACGAAGTCGAGCAAGCGCGTCAAGAAGCATTAACGCAATTCGAAAGCTATAAGACCCAAGCCGCCGAAGAAAAGAAAGCTATTAAAATTACTAGCGTATTCGAGCGCGAATTAGGGGCTTTGAAGTTAGACCCTACTGTAAACGAGTACACGATTAAAGGCTTTAAAAGCGCTATTAACGAAAAGTATTTAATCGATTTAGAAGACGATGGAAGCGCCGTAGTTAAAGACCGTAAAACGGGCGAACGCCTAAAGTCAAAAGATAAAGCGGGGGCGTTTCTAGGCGTTAACGACGTGCTAATATCTGAAGCAACGGCGGCGGGTATAATTCAAAAGAACCCGCACGCGGGCAAACCCATTACGCGCCCCGGTCAAGCTGTTATACCTCAACTCGAACCGCAAAACGAAAAGCGCCTACGCGGCGTTAACCCTCGCTTTTTATCGAAATGACACTAAAGCAAGCCTACCGTATTTTAAAGCACCACGCTGAATGGCGTAACGGGGCTGTAAGCGAAAAGGTAAACCCCGACGATTTAACAAAGGCGTTAGAGGTTATTATTACCTATTTGGATAACAAAATAAATAATTCAAGCCATGCCACTATATGAGGGTTATAACGTTACCGCCTCGGAGCGCGAGGGTAAAAAATATAAAGCCGTAGACGACGATGGTAACGAGGTTCATTTTGGCGCTTCGGGCTATCGGATTAAACCCGGTACGGATGCAGGTAAGTCTTACTGTGCTCGTAGTGCTGGCATCGCTTCGCCGAAAGGTAGCCCGAATTGGTGGGCGCGTCAGTTATGGAGCTGCGAGGGTAGGCGCTCGGTTAGTGAAAAACCTTTTTTTGGTAAAATAGATTTACCTTAATATATTTGTAACCGAGTTCATACTTTTTTAGTTTGATATAGGGATAAGTCAAAAGCCGCTCGGTAATCGCTGGGCGGTTTTTTTATTTATTTGTTTTGCTTATTCAATTATTTTATATATTTGCAAAAGGTAGTGAGGGCTATCTAATTAAGCTGGATATTCAATTTCGATATATCGCCCTTAAATAGACCCCTCACTATTTAGGGGCTTTTTTATTTCCCCTAACAGGCTGATGAACCGACCCGTTCAGCCGTGAGCATAGGCGGGAAACCGCAAACAAAAGCAGTCGTTAAAGAACTTATAAACCAAGTTATGCGTAGGTGCGCTGCAAACTCGAGGGGGGCAACACCGACCAAAGTGCAAGGGGCTAAATGCTCAAGTATAACGAGGGGCTTTGTTGAAAATAGTTAAAGCGAATGAAAAGAGGCGACGAGCGTTTAACAGCCTGATATATCGAAAACAGGAACACGGGCAACAAAGTTATTAAGTACCGCTAAAGCGGTTTAACTACCTTGCACGGGAAGAACCCCCTCGCTATGCTTTGAAATTAAAAAACACTTTTGTAAATTTGTAACGCTCAAAGACAAATTTTTTTTAGGCGTGAACGTTTGCCGCCTGTTTTAAGTGCAAACGCAAACATTAAAACCTTTAAAAAAAATGTCAATTTCTCGCATTTTATCAGAATGCCCGAACGTGCAAATGTCGCTATCGGAGCTTTTCATCGAGGTAGGTCAGCGCGAACAGCTACCTTTTCTCGAATTTCTTAATTCACCTGAAAACGTAAAATTAATTAAACAGGAAGTAGCGCCCGGTCGCGGTAAGCTAAAGACCGTTGAAGCTCGTTGGATACAGCGCCTACCCGAAACTGAAGTAGTAGAGGGCGGTGATATTCTAACGTGTACCGCGTCGAATACTTACGGCGATAGCACTACAACCTACACATTAGAAACTACCGACACCTACCAAGCCGAGCAATTAATTGTTGCTTCGGATATTGCGCGTCATTGCCAAGAAAACAGCCGTTACGTACTAGAAAGCGTAATGCGTTTAATGGACGTGTTAGACCGCAAGGTAGCAAGCGCCGCAGCTACGCAAGCCGCTACCGCTATCGGTGCATGGGGTACAGAGGTAAGCGGTTACTACACCGTTTCGGGCGATTGCTTACAGATTGCAACGCGTCAAACAGGCGGTCAAGCGCTTAACGAGTTTGCTTTAGCAGATATTTTACAAGCTACCCGCATGGCTAATTACCCAGCCGCGCCCGTTGCTTTCGGCGGTGCTGAAATGCAGCGTTACGCAAACGCCGTTCAGGCTGGATGCTGCACGCAATACGGTATCGATTTGTTATCTATTTCGCAGCAAAACGGTTTTGGGTTTGCTTACGACGCTCGTTTGGCTTCGGCGTTAGGCTCACAGCTTAAAAACCTAGTAACGACCGCAGGCGCTATGCAATGGCTATCGTTTAACATGGCAGAATGGAACGCAGGCGTTACGCCCGTAGCTGGCAGCAATTACACTAAAACTATTGCTTTCACCCCAGCGGGCTTACCCGTAGACCTAACCATGAAAGACGATTGCGGTTCGCTTTCAATCGTAATTACTCACACGGGCAAATTAGTTACATTGCCTACCGATATTTACGAAGCAAGCGACAAATACGCAGGCGTTAATTACGTTAATTGCGTTAGTATCGTAAACCCGTAAGCGTTTGATTTAATGACAAAAAAGAGGGGGCGTAATAGCTCCCTTTTTTATTTATATTTGTACCTATGTGTTACGAAAACTTATTAGGCTTACGCGATTGTAACGTACCCGAACCTACGACGGGGCTATACATCGACGAACTCGGTATTAATAACACCTTTTTAGGGCAATTAATTACCGACCAATATAACAACGGCGTAGAATTATTTGAGGATAAACGCGCGTTCGCTTGGAAAAAATTAAGCTCCGATATGCTTACGCGGTTAAGTCCGCTTATGAAGTCCGATACGATTATAGAAAGCAAGCGAATAGGTCAAGTAGTAACAGACTATAACAATATCGAAACGGCGTTAGGCGCGGGTAACTACGGCGGTATAAGGGTTAAAATAGACCCTAACACGTTAAGCTATTTAACGCTATTTATAAGCGATATAACGCTCGCTATTGATAGCAGCAATACCAACGTACCGATTTTAGTTTTTGATATGACTACGCTTCAGCTAATAGATACCATTACTTACACGGCTGGGGGCGTTGAATACTATTTCGGTAAAGAGTATTTCGCGAAGCGCCGTAAATTGGATTTGGCTTTTGTTTATGAAAGCACAATGAATACGGTTAAATTCATAACAAAGAAAGGCGCGTGTTATGATTGTGGCGGTAAAATACGCGAGGCGCATATTTGCCCGTTTGTAAACGCGATAGGCATAAACCTAACGACCGACGGCGTAAGCGTGTTAAGTAGCTCAACAAGTAAATATACTACGGGCATGAGCTTAAATTATAGCGTAAACTGCGACCGTCAGGGGTGGCTATGCTCGGTAGGTAATCAAATGAGTTTAGCCATTGCATACGCTACGGCGGTTGAGATTTATAACTACGCCCTAACGGTTAGCCCGAACCAACGAGTAAATACAGCCGTATTCGTAAATAAGGGTAATAAACCTTTTGCTACGGCTGCGGCTTTTGAAGGTATAGTAGCGGCTCGCGATATTGCAGCCGAACAATATAACGCCGAACTAACCGCGCTTTTACAGGGTATAAGATTACCCGACGATAACCATTGTTTCGACTGCCGTAAAAACATTAAATACGTAACCGCGTTACCGTGACACCTGACGAATTTAAACAACGTAGCGAGGCTCTTATTTCAGAATGGCAGAGCGATTTTGTACCGCTTTATTTGGCGGTAACCGAGCTACGGCGTTTAATGTATAAAAGGATATTCGAAAAAAGCGGCGGTAACCTAAACACGGCGGGGCAACAAATACCCTTACCCGCTCGAAAAGGCGGCGATTATCAAACGCCTTACTCGCCGGGATATATGAAAATAAAAGAGCGCCGTTCTATACCGCTCGAGCTAACGGGTTTTTTACGGCGTAACTTTTTAAACGAACCATTGCAGGGCAAAGGGTTAGAATGTGCAATAGTGTTAGACGATAAAGAGGCGGCTAAAGCGCGGGGCTTACAGTTTGGTAATTCAATTAACCCGCGCTATAAAACATTTGGCGGTTACGGGTTTATTTTCGTGCCGACCGAAGAAGAAGAAAAGGAATTTTTAGAGCAGCACACGCAGCTTATAATTAACGGAATTAACGAATATTTGGGACAATGATTTTAAAAACCATTATAGACCGCTTAAACCAACGCATAGAGGTTAGTAATATATTCGACCGTCTTTACGGCTTATGCGAGCTTACAGGCGATAACGGCTGGGTAAACTATATAGGTAACGGCGAAGCTATACCCGTAACAAACTACGATGCAAAGGTAGGTACGTTATTTTGGGCGCGTCGCGGTAAGGTTAATATTTCGAAAATAGATAGCCTACGCGTTAGCGGGTGTAAACAGATGTACTCGACTAAATTTAATTTAACCGCGTTTGCCGTAGTTAAAAAAAATCATGTACCCTGCGACGCCGAAGACGCCGCCGACTGGATAGCCTCGCGGGTTTATAAGTTAGTAAGCGGGCGCGATTATGGGTTTAAAGAGGTTATAGACGTTGTTAGCTACGAGGTTATACCCGTAGGCTATACGGTGGGCGATAAGACCCTACCCGAAAATTTACATTATGCGACCGTTGTAATTGAATTGCTAGTAGAAATTGTAAGCGGTTCGGAAGATACGTGTTACGATATTTGCGACACGGGAGATATACCCCTACCTCCCGACTTTTTACCGTGTACGCCTTGCTTAACCGAGGTAGCCGTAGACGGTGTAACAATAGGCGGTAACGGTACGGAAGCCGACCCGCTTTACGCGATAGGCGGCGGCGGCGGCGGTACACCCTTAACCGTTAAAGACGATGGAACTAATGTAAGCACCAATACAACTACATTAAATTTTACAGGCGCGGGTGTAACGGCTTCGCTAACTTCTCCCGGCGTTGTTGAGGTAAATATACCTAGCGGCGGCGGTGGCGGTGGCGTAACCTCGGTAACGGGTAGCGCTCCGATAGCTTCGAGCGGTGGAGCAACGCCCGATATAAGCATAACGCAGGCTACAACGGTAAGCGACGGTTATTTAAGCGCAACCGATTTTAACACGTTCGACGGTAAGCAAGACGCGCTAACGGCGGGTACGGGTATCGACTTAACAGGTAACATAGTAACCAATACAGCCCCCGACCAAACCGTAACGCTAACCGCTGGAACGGGTATAAGCGTAAGCGGTACGTACCCGAGCTTTACGATAGATAACAGCGCACCCGACCAAATAGTAAGCCTGACGGCGGGTACGGATATAAGTATTACGGGTAGCTATCCAAATTTTACGATAGATAGCACCGCGACGGGCGGTATGCAGGGCGGCACGGCTTCGGGTACTGACACTTACACCGTTTCAATACCGGGCGTAACGGCTTACAATACTAACGACGCCTATGCGATAGGATTTACAAACGCTAATACAGGCGCTTCAACGTTAAACATAAACGGTTTAGGCGCTGTTAACATTGCTAAAAATAACGTTGTACCGATTATAGGCGGCGATATTGCAGCTAACCAACAGTTTATAGCTATTTACGACGGTACAAATTTTCAGCTTTTGGGCGTAGCGCCTAATCAAATGTTCGCCTATGTAACCAACGCCGATAGCGTAACGATAAACCGAGGGCAGCCTGTTTACGCATTTGGGGCTACGGGCGACCGCATGACTGTTAAACTAGCAAATAATACCTCGGAGGCTACAAGCTCCAAAACTGTTGGGCTTGTATTCAGCAGTTCGATTGGTCCTAACCAAAAGGGTTACATTATAACGCAGGGCGTAGTAGATGGCATAAATACAAATGCCTACACCGCAGGCGACACGCTTTACGTAGGTAATACCGCAGGGGCTTTAACGAATACTATGCCTTTTGCCCCGAACCATTTAACGCGTATCGGTATTGTTGAGCGTGCAAATGCGGGTAACGGTCAAATCTATGTATTCGTTCAGAATGGGTTTCAGCTTGATGAGTTAAGCGACGTAGATATTACTACAACGCCTTTAGCTAATAATCAATTTTTAGTTTATACAACGGGGGTAAATAACCTTTGGAAAAATAGAACGTTAGGCAATGTGTTAGGCGGCACGACTTCGCAATATTTGCGCGGCGACGGCTCGCTGGCTACATTCCCTACTATACCAACGGGTACGGTTACGAGTGTAGGTTTAACCATGCCAGCGGCGTTTAGTGTAGCTAATAGCCCTGTAACAAGCAGCGGTACATTAGCCGTAACAGCAACGGGTACAACCGCGCAATATATTCGAGGCGATGGAACATTAGCAACGTTTCCAGCTGCGAGCGCATCGACTGTTTACAAATCTGCCATAAGTTCGGCGGGTCATACAGGCACAGCCAATACGGTTAAATATACGCAGCTTATACCCGCTAATACTTTTACTGCGGGCGATGTGGTTCGTATTACTTACCGCGTTACGAAAACGGGAACGGTAGGCTCTATGACGCTACGTATATATGCTAATACTACGGCTAACCTTAGCGGCTCGCCTATCTTATTGGGTTCGCATCAAAACGCAGGCGCTCCGTCGTTTTTGGTAAACCAAATGATACGACACCTTGCAATAAAGACCGCGAATAATAATACAGAGGTATATTTAGCTGCGGGTTTAGGCGTAGCAACGGACTATGGTTTATACGATTTAACCTCAACCGCTGCGGTAGATTGGACACAACAGCAATACATTATATTTGCGTTGCAAAACAATAATACACCCGACACCAATTTCGGTTCGTTTTACATGATTGAAAAGCCTTAATATGAATAATGTAAATATTACAGCTACGAACGTTGAATTTATAAGCACAGCCAGCGCAACGGTTAGCGCTAATTTGATAGACCCAAAATGGGAGGCGGTTGACGATACTACGTTTCACGTAATAACCGAGCAAGGCGTTTATTTGTTATGGGTAACCGAAAACACTATAAACGGGCAAACCTATATAAGCTCGGTTGAATTAATCGAGTATCTAAATAATTTGTAAATTAGCAACTAAATAAACTACTTATGGCAGGCGTTAAAGTAACCGATTTAACTACAACCTCGACGGCGGCGGTGGACGATATATTTTACATCGTTGATACAAGCTCTAACACTTCTAAACAAATCGAGGTACAAAATATATATTCAGGTATGCCGCAATTCGAAAGCGGCAGCTTTACGCCTACCGTATCGAATGAAACATATAGCGAGGTTGTAACGCCTATAGCTACATATTACAGCCGCGTTAATGACGTTGTTAATTGTACCTTTTATTTAGGGGTTGCTTTAGACGCAGCCGAAACAGAGGCGCAATTCGAATTAAGCCTACCCGTAGCTACAAACTTTACTAACGCAAAAGATTTAGTCGGTATTATAGCGCATAATGCAGATTATACCGAACTTGTAAGCTGGAATTTGTCAGCTAATACTGTAAACAATACAGCTAATATTGGTTTACAAGCGGCTACAACAGGGTACGGATACCAATATATTTACATAACCGTTCAGTATTTAGTGTTATAATCATGCGCTCAACTTCGGCACAGGGTTTAGCAATAATTAAAAAGCATGAGGGTTTACGTTTGAGCGCCTACCTTTGCCCTGCTTCGGTAGTTACCATAGGCTACGGCTCGACGCGTTACCCTAACGGCAAAAAAGTATTACTAGGCGAAAAGCTATCGAACGAAAGCGAGGCTACCTCGTTACTTTTAGCGACGCTAGAACCTTTTGAAGCCGCCGTAAATAAACACCTACCGAACCTTAACCAATGCCAATTCGACGCGCTAGTATCTTTTACGTATAACGTAGGTACAGGCGCGTTTATCAAAAGCACGTTGCTAAAAAAGGCAAAGGTAAACCCAGCCGACCCGAGTATATTAGACGAATTTCAAAAATGGGTACGCGGCGGCGGTAAGGTATTACCCGGTTTAGTTACGCGGCGCAAAGAGGAAGCAAAGTTATATTTTTCACTTTGTAACATTTAGCCCTAAACTATTTAAACACCGCGCTACGGCTTACGTTTAACGACTATATGAAACGTAAACCTACTAAAACTCGTAAGGCTATCGATATAATCGTTAAATACTGGCGAAGCACAGTAGGCTCGTTAGTAGTGTTATTATCGGTATTCCTTTTAATTTTTAAGAAAATAGAAGCCGAAACGTTAGCGGCAATAATCGCGGCGTTAATTGCGGCGGGGTATATTCCTAAAGCTAAAGACGATGAACAAGGCAATTAAAGATAGTACGATATGCAAATACCCAGGTAAATGTGCTAATCACCCGTTAAAGCATCTATCAGCGCCCGACACCGTAGCGGCTCAACTCGATACGGCTATAATAACGCAAGCGCCCGAACCGTTAAACGTAGAAACACCGCAGCCCGTTAAAATTAAAATGCCTGTTTTTGATACTTTAAAGCCCGTTAGCGTATCTTTGTCAAACGAACCAACGTACACCCCCGTAATAACTCAAAGCGTAAGAAATACGCCCGAAATTGAAAAGCCTATGAATATTGATTTACTTTGCAATAGCGTTGTTTTTGGGTTTGCCCTATTTTTAACGGCTCGCTACTTGGTAACGTGCGGCGCTGCGTGGCGTTCAATGTTTAACGAGCTGCGTAATTTGGCATAAAATAAACCCCTACGAATTGTTTATATTTGTGGGGTAATGTCGACCGTTTATATTTTAGAAAATTCGTTAGACCTCTTTTACGTCGTTACCGATAGCGACGGCGGCATAGTTTCGGCTAATGATTTATTTAAGGCTTATAGCAGCCATATTAAGCCGAAAAACATAATAGATATAGTAAGCAACGAAAGCGAGCGCGAAACGCTTTTAAACGCCGTTAAAAAGGCTAAAGAGCGCACGCCAGAACCTATGCGGGTATATGCAGCTACGAAGCAAAAAAATAATAGCGAGCGTTTCAACGTTTGGAATATTTATAGCATAATGGGCGCTATTCATTTTATCGGGTTTCAGCTTATTGACGTTACCAGCATAACTGCGCACGAATACGAGCGGCAAAGGGTATTGTTAGAGGAATTTAGGTTTATGCTATCGCACGAATTACGCCAGCCGCTAACGTCGGTAAGTGGTTTGGTTAGGCTTTTAAACGGTAGCTCAACACATACCGACGCCGAAAAAAGCGATTTGTTGAAAATGTTAAATGATAGTGTTGTAAATTTGGATGAAGCTGTAAAGGCTTTGGTTAAAAAAGCAACGCGGCAATTATGACCGACGAACAAATAGATAAGCGCCTAATAAAAGTAATTAGGATATACCTAAACGAGCGCGATATGCCGCCAAAGGTAGCCCGTGAGCTAATCTATTTAAACGCCAAATGCCGCGACCGTATAACCGAGTATTTAACCGTTCTAAAAATTGCTTAACGTACCGCCTAAATATCAATTCGACGTTAAACACGTAGGGCTTATAGTGGTTATTATGCTTATGGCGCTAACGTTAATCGAAAAATGCCGCGATAATAACGAACTGGCTAAAAATTTGGGCGTAGAAATAGGCGTTAATCGCGATTTAAGGATAAAAACGTTAGCCGATAGCGCAAAAATATACTCGCAAGCGGCTAAAATTGTAAGCTCTGAAGCGTTAGCCCGCGAGTTAGAGCGTCAATTACACGAACTTTCGATTAAAGAGCCTGAAACGGTTACTAAAATTGAAACAAAAACCGTTTATAAGACCGAAATACAGTTAGCCGAACCCGTTTATATTGATAGTTTCCCGCATTTACGCCTACCGCAGCCGTTTTTTAAGCGTGAAAAGTGGGTAACGTTAGGCGGTACTATTAACAGGCTCGGGTTTTTGCAGCTCGATAGCCTCGTTTTGCCCGCTACTTATACTTTTGCCGTAGGCGATACGCTGCGAGGCGGCTTATTTAACCGTTTATTTAGGCGCAAAGACACCGTTTTAAGGCTTAAAATCGATAACCCGTATGTATTCGTTACGGGAATGGATAACTACGTAATACGCCGCCGCCCGAAATGGTACGAAACACCGCTATTTAACTTCGGCGCTGGGTTGGTTTGCGGTTTAGCGCTTCGCATAGTGCAAAAATAATACGCTGAAAAGCAGGCGATTAAATGACGAAGCAAAAAATAATTACATTTATTTTCGATTAGGTATTGCAGAATTAAAAAAGGGTTGTATATTTGCTGCATACTTTTAAACACTTAAACATTTACACCATGACAACTCTAAAAGCACAAATCAAAACCAAAAGCAACTACCAAAACCTAAATGGTAAATTTGTAAAAATTATTCAGTTTTTGGGAGCTATTGTTTATTGCGAATATATCAACGAAAACGGCGAAGCTGTTAGATGCGATTTTAGCATTAATGAAATAACTGAAATTAGAGAAGCAAATTCATAACCCCCACGGGCGGCTAATAACCGCCCTTTCTTTTTAAACCTTTAAACATTTATACACATGGAAGCAACTACAATTTTTCGCAACTACGAAAACACCGAGTTTTATTTATACGACCATTTAAGCGGCGTAATGACTATGTTAGTCGATGATGGCTGTTTAAAAGGTATGTATACCCGCTGCGATAGCAAAAGCGCACACCTAGCCCGTAAGTTTCACAAAGAGCAAATCGAGGGCGTGCCATACGAACACCGCCTATTCGAGCCGCTAAACCGCGAGCAATTTAACGCCCGCTTTTGCAAGGTAGTCGACGCCTTAAACCGCAACCTAGTACAAACGTTAGATTGCACCGACGATACAACCGAACTTTAATTTTAAACCCTTAAATACTTTTACACTATGCCCAGCTTAACAGCACCCGTAGGCGGTAACACTAACCGCCAAATCGCGCCCGAAGGCGCACACGTAGGAATTTGTTACCAAATAATCGACCTCGGTACGTCCGAGCAAGGCGGTAACTATCCCGGTAAAAAACGCAAAATTCAATTTTTATTTGAGCTGCCAAACGAAAAGGCGGTATTCAGCGAAGACAAAGGCGAACAGCCGTATTATGTTCGCAGCGTTTACACGCTATCCATGAATGACAAAGCATTACTACGCCGCGACGTTAGCGCGTGGATAGGCAAAAAAATGACCGATAGCGAGGCGGCGCAATTCGATGTATTTAAACTACTCGGTAAAGCGTGTATGCTAAATATCGTACACGTTACGAAAGGCGAAAACAGCTATGCTAATATAATGAGTATATCGCCGCTACCTAAAGGCATCGAAGCGCCTAAACCGTATAACGACTTATTAGCCTATACACCAACGCAACCTGACGCGGCGGTATTTGCGAAGCTACCCGAGTTTGTGCAGGACAAAATACGCGAGAGCGACGAATATAAGCTAATGAGTAAGCCAGCGCCGAAAATTGACCTACCGCCGCACGTAAAGCCTGAAGATGATTTTTTCGGTATTAACGCAGCAAATGATTTACCGTGGGATTAACAAATAAAAAGGGCGGTTTAAACGCCGCCCTCTTTAGTAACACAAACATATAAAAGATGAAAAACACAACCATAAAAGTAAGTATTCCTGTTCAGATAAACAACCTATACGAACAGATAAACGCCCCTGAAACGTTAAACGCGCAAGCGATAGCGCAACGGTTAAGCGGTGGCGGCGAAGCCCTGACGATACGCAGCAAAGCCGAATACGACGAAATGAGCGAGGCGGTACGGTTAGTATCTAATGCCGTTAAGTTAATCGAAGCAACGCGTAAAGAGGTAACGCACCCAGCCGACGCGTTTAAAAAGCAATGTATCGCGCTCGAGAAAGCCGCTACGACCGAGCTAATAGATTTTATTTCAGACGCTAAAATTAAGATGCTCGACTACCATAACGAGCTGGAATTTAAAAAGCGTGAAGCCGAACAACGTTTAAGAGCTGAAGCCGAAGCCGCGTTAAAGCAGGCGCAAAGCGTTAACGATATTATGGCAGCGTTTACCGATAAGCTGTTTACCAACGCCGTAGAAACGAACCAAACCAAAAACGTGCGAACTACGATTAAGGCGCGTATAAGCGGCGAGGTGGATTGGTTAAAGGTTTTAAGCGTGCTTTTTGGCGCGGGTGAATTAGAACCCGAACGGTTAATTGAGCGCCTACCTAAAGCAATGGAATTTATGCACGTTGAAAGTATCGACGGCGTAGAATTATACGAACACAAAACACAAGTAATACGATAAACTATGATAACAACAAACATTTACAGCACTAACAACTATTCGTTGTTTAAATCAATCGACGGTAATAGGGTATTAAATCAATTACACCTAAAGCGTCTAAAGCAATCAATCGAAAAAAACTACCTATTTACCGTTATAACAGTAAACGAGCATTATGAAATAATAGACGGTCAACACCGTTTCGAAGCAGTAAAAGAACTCAATAAACCTATTAATTATATTGTTTGCCCGGGCTATGGGTTAAACGAGGTACACGTATTAAACCAAAATTCTAAAACGTGGAGCGCTGAAGATTATTTAAATGGTTATTGTGATTTAGGAATTACTGACTATTTGAAATACAAACGCTTTAAAGAAAAGTATCGGTTTGGACACGCTGAATGTATGGCTTTGCTTTGCGGGGTTATTGCAAGCGGTGGCGATATACAGCAAGCGTTTAAACGCGGTGAATTTAAAGTAACGCATTGGCAGCAAGCTAACGAGTACGCTAACCGCATTTGGAAATTAAGCAATTTATACGACGGGTTTTTACGCAAATCTTTTGTTTATGCAATGCTTGAGCTATTCGAAAATACTGAATTTGATTTCGACGAATTTTTGCATAAGGTAAAGTTATACCCAAGCGCCTTAACTAATTGCTCGGATAAGCCGCAATACATTGCACTTATCGAGGAAATTTATAATTATAAGCGTCGAAACAAAGTTAATTTACGGTACTAATGAATATAGATAGAAACACCGCACGCTTTGCCGACGATAGCGGTAACAGCCTAATCGTTAAACGTTCGGGCGCTACGCTGGAGCTTATATTAGTTTTGGTAAACCAACACGGCGAAAGGCATTTAGGAACGATTAATACCAACACCCGAACGCTAAACGTTAAGCGCAACCGCTCTAAACATTTAATGCAAGTAATAAACGGCTACGGCTTTAACTATATGCTGTTAGACACCGCGAAAAGTTTTGACCGGGTTCGCCTCGTAGACGAATACGCAGCGTATAGCATACCGCGTACTTTCATTTTAGAAAACGGCAAAATACTAAACTTTAAACAGCAAGGGTTCGAGGTTCAGATATTCGTGAGCCTCGAGCAAATAGAACCCTATAAACTAAACACGTTATCAAATAACTAACAAATGGAAACGACAAAAACAAATATATTGGAAATATCCGCTCAACTTGAAAACGGAACAATAGATATTGAAACCGCTAAAAACAAATTAATAAATTTATTATCAAAGCCTGTTAAAAGATTAATTGATGCTAAAAAAGGCGATTATTTAAAATGCACAAAGGTATACGCACCATCAAAAAAATATACTGTCGGCAAATTGTATAAAATAATTAATATTGAAATGATTTCAGATATAATAGGATATAAAGAGCCTTATATTGTTTTAAGAGACGACAATAATAAGTTAACAAGGATAAACCAATTAAACGGCATAAGTTTTACCTATTTTGATATTTTAAGTATTGAAAATAAATAATGACAATTGCCAATAACCAATAAAACACATTGAACATGGAGCTATTTAAGTTATACCACTATTGTTTTACCGATGAGGATAAAAGAGATTTGGCAAGGTGGCTAAAAAAGGACAAAGTCAAAGCAACAAATGAATTGTTAATTCATGATTGGCTTAAAACAGTAAAGCCATCAATTCGGCTTATAAATGCGATTAGAGCTAATTATGATAATAATATTTTCCCCTCTCAAATAACCAAAGAAATGTTTTTAAGTAATCGTAATGTAGGTATTACCACATGGGAAGAATTTAAAGAATTAAGGGGGGATAATATATGACACGCGAACAATACATAACGCACCCAGCCATAAGCGCAAGCCGTATTAAACGTTTTTACACGGGCGATATTTCACACGCTCAAACGGCGCTAAATAAAGGTAAAGAGTTTCACTATGATTTACTCGAGCGCTCGTTTGACGATATGGCAAAGCAAACGCAAAACGTTTATAATGCTATTCACGAGGTACGGCTGTTAGCTGACTTTTTCGATAACGCCGAAAAGGAATACATACACCTAGCTAACGTTACGATAGGCGGCTTTACGGTCGAAGCAAAGGCGGCTATGGACTTATGCAACTTAAAAGAGGGTAGCATAGCAGACGTTAAAACGACCAGCGCCAAAAACCTACACGACTTCGGGCGCGATATGGTGGACCATTGTAACCACGTACAAGCGGTTTGGTATTCGCTCGTAATGGGTTTCGACCCTGCGAACTTCTATTATATCGGTGTACCGCCAAAAGTTAAGAAAACGGGTAAGTTTACCGACCTGTATTTATACCGCCATAACGCCGCCGAAATTGAGAGCGCAAAGGAATTAATCATTAACTATTTGAAGCAACTTTAAAAATGAGAAACACGACAAAAACAGCCGTAACGTTTGACCCCGAGCTGGGCGATTTAAACGAGTTTATCGGACACGAACTAAAAAACGTTGAGCCGTATTTTACCGCGCAAGGCTTTAAGGAGCTACCATGTGCATTTAAATACAAGCGCGTTTATAATGATTATTCAAAAAACCGCTGCATACTCGTAGACCTTTACGATAGTAACGCGAGCCTAGAGGGTAGGGTACAATATGTTTTGCTATGTAATACCCTTTACAAGCGATGAAACAGCGCCCAGCCCGCGAAAGCGATATTTACACCGCGTTAGCCCGTTACCTAACACTAAAGCACCCCGAGCTATTATTTAGGTTTGACTTCAGCGCTGGAACTAAAATGACTATGGGGCAAGCGCGGATACATAAGAGCATGAACCCGCATAGGGGCTACCCCGACTTTTTTCTAGCAGCGCCCCGCGGCGGTTACTGCGGTTTGTTTATTGAAATAAAGAAAAGCGATTTTAAGCCCTTTAAACGCGACGGAACGATAAAACAAGACGAACACCTAACCGAGCAATTTCAAATGATTATACGCCTTAAAAATGCGGGTTTCGAGGCGTTGTTTTGCTCGGGGCTAGACGAATGCATAAAAACGATTGAAGAATATTTGAAACAATAAATTTAGTATATTTGAAGCGTTTAGACGTCGAAACCTAAACGTAACGAAATTAACTTACCGCCCTTTGGGTTTACGAGGTTAGTATTATGCTAACCGTTTCGACCGTAAATTTCAAGGGGCTTTCTTTTTTATGACTAAACGCGATACTTGTATATTTTACCGCTCGATGTACGAGGGTATAAAAGACCTACCAAAAGAAACGCAGGCAGAAATTTACGATGCTATTTTTAGCTATTCGCTGGACTTCGAGCAAAAGGAATTAACTGGTATAGCTAAAACTATATGGACGTTTATAGAGCCTGTATTAACTAAAGGAAATACTAATTACATAAACGGAAGCAAACCGAAAACGAAGCGAAACGAAAGCGAAATAGAAGCGAAACCGAAGCGAATTAAAAGCCAAACCGAAGCCTATAAAGATAAGGATAAGGATAAGGATAAAGAGAAAAATAAAGATAACGCTAACTTTAAAAAGTGGGGCAAAGCTGAATTAGTCGAAGCTATGCGACCGTATGCGGATAAATACCCTAAAACACTTTTAAACGACTTTTTTAATTATTGGAGCGAGCCGTTAGCAAACGGTAAAATACGGGTAACGGCACAAGACGCTTGGGACACCGGGCGGCGTTTAGCAACTTGGCAAAAACGCGATTTAAACACCTCAAAACCTTTAGAAACTAAAACCTTTACCCGCGCCTCGCAGGGGGTGAAAATGGAATAGGGAAAAAATATTTTTAATTATTTTTCGAAAAAGTTTGCAGGTTCAAAATAAGTTTAGATATTTGCTCCATCAAACATTTAAACATTTAAAAAAAGCAATCATGGAAGCATTACTAAAATTTAACAGCACAAAGGATTTAGATACAATCATTGAACTAATTTGCAATGAGAATTTAGAAATTGCATATGGGTTTACTTATGAGGTAAATTCAGGGACTAATGACATTTGCATTCTGTTATTAGAAAAAACAGAGAAATCTGAATTAGAGGAAATCGTTCACCTTATTGAATGCCTTTGCTTCAACAATTTTCTTTCAACACCAACTTCATCAATTTTTTAAACACTCTAAACTAAATAAATATGAAAACTCAAAGCCGCACATTTGCAAAGTACAAACAAAACTTGCGTGTAATTAATTACGAAGGTGCTGATTACGTTATGTCTTACACAACTAGGGTTGCAAAAATCAATTACGGGACATCCGAATTACAGCAACTAGGGTATTGGTCAGTAACAACTCAAAAGCACATCAATTACGCAGCGAAGGAACTTGGGTTAACGCTTATCAAATACTAACCTTACCCTATGAACTCACTACCTAAAGTCGAACAAGCCCTTATAAATCTTTGCCTTTCGCCCGACGAGCATTACAAGGAAATTATACCCCAGCTTACCGAGGTATTGTTTACCGACGATTTAGCCCTACGAGCCTATAAGCTCATTAAGTCAATTATGAGCGATAACATTAAACCGAACCTAGTTACCCTTAATCAATACGGGCGAGCCGATAAAACGATTACAGCCGCCGAAGTAGCCAAAATTAGCGCGTGGGGGTCTGACCTATGGTATAACGAACCGATAAACGATTACATAGCGCTACTTAAAGACGAACATATTAAACGCTCTATAACCTCTATAATGGCGCAAAACGCTTTAGGTTTATCCGAGCCACGGGGCGGCGCTACAACCGCAACTGAAATAATTAAAAAGCTAAACAGCCTACTCGAAGACGGCAGCCCAAAAGATAGTATAATAGAAGCTATGGCGCTGGCTTCAGACGAACGCGACGCCTATTACCGCCGCAGCGCCTTACACCTTTCAGGCAAAACAAGCGGCTTAAACACGGGTTTAAAGGCATTAAACAAGTTTACAGGCGGCTTTCACCCCGAGCTTATAATTTTAGCGGGGCGTCCGTCGATGGGTAAAACAGCATTAGCGCTATACCACGCCGTCGAGTTTAACGAACCCGGTATTTACTTTAACCTAGAAATGAATAAGTCGCAGCTATGCCAGCGCTTAATACTTCAGCACGCAAACGACAAAATAAACAGCGCACGTTTACGCGACGGTAACCTAACGCAACACGAACTATACGAGTTCGAGCGTAGCATAGGGGCGGTTGAGCAACTACCGATTTTAATTTACGACAAAGCACGCTGCGGTGTTCACGAGGCGGTAAGGGTAATGCGGCGCGAGGTACGTAAAAACCGCTGCAAGTGGGCTATAATAGATTATTTGCAGCTAATGACTATCGAGGGCTTTAAAGGCGGCTCGCGTGAATTAGAAGTAGCGGAAATAAGCCGCACCCTAAAAGCCGCGCAAAAGGAACTAAACATACCTGTTATAGCCCTAGCGCAATTAAGCCGACAAGTCGAGCAACGCGCAGATAAACGCCCTATACTATCAGACCTACGCGAAAGCGGCTCTATTGAGCAAGACGCTGACACGGTAATATTTATTTGGCGACCCGCTTATTATGGGTTAAGCGAAAACGGGATAGAATACACTAACGACGTTTTTTACCTATTCGAAAAGCACAGGCAAGGCGCGACGGGTGAAGTACGGTTTAAACATAACGAAACGCTTACAATATTTACCGACGCAGCCAGCGAGCAAGGTAGTACGTTTTTGCCTTTAGCCCCTAATTATGAATTTAACGGTAGCCCTTTTTAAATGACAAACGAACAACGCATACTAGATTACATGGTTAATTACGAACCCGAGCAAACCGAGTTTAAAGAGGGCGTAACGTACTATACTGATACTTTAAAAACGCATCGCAGCTATTCAGCGCAATTAACGACCGCACCTAAAGGCTCGATAGCTTACAGAATGTATTTAAGCCGTGCGTTTGAGTGGTTAAAGCTGTTAAAAAAACACGGGGTAAAATTGCAAAACAAAATCAATTAACGTATATTTGCACCCGTGGAAACAATAAAAAAAGAAAACAGGGGCGGTAAACGCCCAAACGCAGGGGCGAAAAAAAAGTACGGCTCAACTACATCGACCGTATGCTTTCGAGTACCCGACACGCACCGCGAGCAAATAGTAGGTATAGTTCGCGCCTACCTCGATAAACTGAAACACGACTATAAACAGAAACAACACGAGCAACATTATGGATGCTAACAACTTACACCCTGTCACAAACTACCTTTACGACCAAATAGTAAACAAGCGCCAGCCGTTTACATACGACCTATATTTAGAAGCCATTAAAATTGAACGCAGCCTAATAATAGACACCTTTAACGAGGGCGCTACATACGAGGCGCTAGGCTTCAACCCAGCGCACCCACATACAAGCGCGGGCGAAGAATACTACACCGAAACCGAAGCCGAAAATTATGGATGCTAAAAAGAAAATAGAAATAGAGATTTCGCAAAGCACATATGAATTATTAATTGAAATGGTGCAAATAAATCGAACAACCGAAAGCGATTATATCGAAAGAGCTATAAAAAGTAGAGCAAACCCATTAACAATAGACGGCGAATACAGAAAGTTTTTAACGGCGCTTAATGATGGACACGACTATGTTTTAGATGCTCAGGAAGTTGAAAAGGAATTGGAAGACGAAGCCGAAAAGTATGGATACTAAAATAACAAAACGCAAACGCGGAAACCCGCGCCCAAAAAAATTAACCAGTCGAATTTTACTTTCTTTTTCGCCAAATGATATGCAGGTATTAAAAGAACGTGCAAAATTAAAAGGGGTTAAACTTGCTGCATTTATTCGCGAAAAAGCATTATTTAATTTACGATAATGAGCAACCTATTAACCATACCGTGCGCTATCGAAAGCGTAGCAACCCGCCGCGATAAAACGATTAAAGTAATAATCGGTACACAGGAACTAACGCCCTCACAAATGAGCGAGCTGTTAAACCTATGGGCAAACGGCATAGGCGTTATGGCGTTTAAGGGCGAACAGTTTAACTATAACGACGAAGCGCTATTAAATAACCTAAAGCTCGATGCCGCAGAGCTTGGAAGCAAGACACCCAGCCAGCGCCTACGCGCCGCCCTTTACGTTTTATTCGAGCAAAGCCCCGAGGGTTATAAGGACTTTAACCTATACTACGCCGCTATGATTGAACGGTTTATCGATATGGTAAAAAAACGTATTGATAGTTATAAACTATAATTTTGTAAATTTGTAATTATGCCACTATTTCAAGGCGATAGCGACGCCGTCATACAAATGAATATTCGCAAGCTAATCGAAGAGGGTTACAACCCGTCGCAAGCGGCGGCAATAGCCTACGCCGAAGCTGAAAAGTGGCGCAAAGCACGTAAGCGATGAACGTAAAAACCGTTAAAATATCCGAGGTTAAACAAAACCCGAACAACCCGCGAACGATACGCGACGATAAATTTGAGCGGCTCGTTGCATCTATTAAGGCGTTCCCCCAAATGCTTAATATTCGCCCTATCGTAGTAAATAACGATATGGTAGTTTTGGGCGGTAATATGCGCCTGAAAGCGTGCCGCGAGGCTGGGCTTAAACAAGTACCTATAATTGTTGCAGACGAACTAACCGAAGCACAACAGCGCGAGTTTATAATTAAAGATAACGTAAGCGGCGGCGATTGGGATTGGGCTTTACTTTCAAACGATTGGGATACCGACCAGCTTAATGAGTGGGGATTGGATATACCAAACTTTGAAACAAAACCTGACTATTCAATATTGGATGAGGATAATTTATCTGAACAGCTTAATGAACTAAGCGATGGAGTCAAAAAAGCTATACAGATTGAATTTGATATACAAGATTATCAATATGCGTATGAGTTAGTAAAATTTTGGCGTGAACGAGGCTCTTATGTCGGTGGTATGATTTTAGAATATTTAAATAATGAAAAAAATAGAATTACAACAAAAGCCGCATAGTATTAATATAGGCGACAAATGCAATTATAGAGAGCCAAATATTAATGAAGATTGTATATTTTATGAAAATGGCGAGGTTGTTGGGTTTTATTTAAAAAAACTACCAAATAAAGCCGCGCAACTAGCTGATATTGCAAACCATGAATTACGAAGTAAAAACGTTCCCAAAAGCGAAATGAAACGGTCAAGCGGTTTTACAAATATAAAAAATGATGTATTGCAATATAGCACAATAATAGGTAGCGTACCGCCGAAACCACATATGAAAAGACCATACGCAACTATTAGCAGCGTACATCAAGTAAAAACAGCACAAACATTTATCAAAGCCATGTTGATGCTGGCAAAGGAAAGCGAAGAATTAATACGGGAAGTTATGCCTGAACAATACGCAAAACAAATCGAATTATTTAAAGCCGTTCCCGATAAATGGAAATTTGGTAATTTATTCACAAGCAGTATTAGTAATTTCAATATAAACGCACCTTTTCACCGCGATACAGGAAATATACCTAATACAGTTAATGTTATTATATGTAAAAGGCTTAATTCAAAGGGTGGCGATTTACACGTACCTGATTATGATGCAACTATTGGTCAGCAAGATAATTCAATACTCGTTTATCCGGCATGGCGAAACGTTCATGGGGTAACGCCTATTATACCAACGCATGAAGGAGGGTACAGAAATTCACTTGTATTTTATCCCCTAAAAGCATTTGTAGGACTTCAATAAACAACGACAAAACAGCGATGCCGAAGCCTGAAAACATAATTCCGCATAAGTTTAAGAAAGGGCAAACAGGAAACCCAAACGGGCGACCACGTAAGCTGCCCGAACTCGATAAGCTACTTGCCGATGTGCTGGGCGAGGAAAAGGACGGCATAACAGCCGGCGAAGCAATATTAAAAGCAATAAGAGCAAAAGCGGCAAAGGGCGATGTACGCGCCGCTGAATTATTGCTGGACCGCGCATACGGTAAGCCGAAACAAAGCATAGATAATAATATAACAACGACCGAGCCGCTCGTTATCGTACGAACCGAAACAAAAGAAAAGGATGCTTAAAACAATGGCAGTAGGCTTATTAATGGCAGCGATACTATTAGGGTTCGCCTTTGCTATTTACGTAACGACTAAAGGCTTTACAGACGACGAAAACGATTAATGAAGTTTACGCTAACCGAAACACAAACCACCGCCTACGATTATGCCGTTGAGGGTTCGAAGCGCGTTATTGTTTTCGGCGGGGCAATTCGAGGCGGTAAAACATATTGGCTACTATTAACCCTAACATCTTTATGTTTAACCTACCCGCGTTCTAGGTGGGCTATTATACGTAAAAGCCTACCCGACCTTAAACGAACAACGTTCCCCAGCTTCGCAAGTATTATGATGGATGGCGTAAGTAACTACGTTAAGAATTGGAATAGAGAAACCAATGTAATAACCTTTACAAATGGTTCGGAGCTTATATTTATGGCAGAGAGCTTCGACGAGGACAAAGACCTAAACCGATTTAGGGGTTTGGAGATTAACGGCGCGGGGTTAGACGAAGTAAACGAATTACAGGAAGTAACTTTTTACAAAGTTCAGGAACGTATAGGCAGCTGGAATAAGGCACACGGCAAACCGCCTATTGTTTGCCTTGCAACGTGCAACCCCGCGCAAAACTGGGTTAAGTCGATTATCTATAACCGCTACCGGGAAAACACCCTACCCGAACGCTGGGCGTACATACCGAGCCGTATAACCGATAACCCGCACATAGCGCCCGAGTATCTCGAGAGCTTAAAGGAATTACCGCCTATTCAATACGCGCGGTTTGTTGAGGGCGATTGGGATGTACTCGACGATGTAGCAAACCCTTTCCTATACGCTTGGAACGACGATAAACACATAGACGATAGCGTAACACATAACCCGCACTTACCAACGTTTATTAGCGTCGATTTCAATATTAACCCGCTTTGTGCTTTAATAATTCAAAACGTGGGCAGCGCGGCTAGGGTAGTGGATGAAATAAAGATAGAGCGCGGCTCAATAGATGCGTTTTGCGACGCCGTCGAAGCGTTAAACATACCTACGGGCTTATTACGTATTACGGGCGATGCAATGGGTAAGGGCGGCACAATACAGGAACGCGATAACTCTAGCGCCTATATTCAGATTAAGCGCCGACTAAAGTTAGCCGATAACCAAATAATAATACCAGCTAACCCGCGCCACGTTAATAGCCGTATTGACTGCAACGCCGCGTTACGTAAGCTCGATATTAAGGTAAATAGCAAAACGTGTAAGGGGTTTGTATTCGACGCGAAGCAAGTACAATGCAACGCCGAGGGTCAAATTATAAAAGCAAACCGTAAAAACTTAACCGAGCGTGCTGACTATTTAGATTGTTTTCGTTACTTTGTAAACGCAATTTTAAAGCGTTATATATGAGCGTATGCAGCACTTGTTTCGATAGCGGGATAACCGTAGACGGTTGCGCTGGTAATATTGTTTTCGGCTATGTAACGCCCGAAACTGAATACACCGCTACCGTTACCCATAACGCGACAAACCGCGTACAAACCTTTACGGCTACTTCAGATATTGACGGCTTGCTAACTATAAGCGGCGCAAAGATAGATAACGGGCAAGGCTATACGATACGGCTGTTAAGCTGCGACAATTTCACAATATGCGAAAACGAATACGCCTGTATAACCTTTGCTGTCATAAACAGCGATGTAGAAGCGGGTGGCACTATCAACCTATTAGAATGTATAGAATGCGGCGGATAATATCAATATTCAAAGGGTTTTACTTATACCTAACAAGTAACAAAGAGGCAAATGCATTAAGCGAAACACGTTACCCCGTTTGTCAGGTATGCGAGTATAGGCATAAAGGGCTAGACACTTGTAAGCTGTGCGGCTGTTTTTTGCCAGCCAAAACTCGCGTTAAAGACGAAGAATGTCCGAACGGCTATTGGACTTAAAGGCAATGCTAGGGTTTATCGTTTGTACGGCTAAAGCTAAACGCGGTTTAGATACGGACGACGAAACACTACGCGAGATAACCGAAACCGATGCAGGCGAAACTGATTTAATAATTAACGTAGCGGATATAAGCTATATATTTGAAGCTGAAGAAACGACCGTTATGCAAATGATTAGCGGCGCACAAATAGAACTAACGGACACACTAGATGCAATTATTCAAAAGATTAGGCGCGCGACTGCGATTAATGTTATGGCGCAATAGAAACGCCGAGCTACCTAAATACAACCTCGTACAATTATTTGAGCGCGACGGGTACACCTATTACCGCTTCCCGAAAGAAACGAGCCTACCGTTAGAGCGCTTTGCTATGAGCATGGGCTTATTAGAGCGTTTAAGCTCGGGTTTATCGGGTAGTGAAATGGAGCAGATACTTACCGAAATGGAAAAGGCTTTAGGCGCTGGGTTAAGCAACCCAAAGAACGCGGCGGTTATGGCTACCTACATACACATAATAAGGGAGCGCCAAAACACGATAGTACACCGCGACCTATTGCTAAACATAGCTGCGACGTGGGTAGTACGCTCGGACGAAAACCCATCTATTATAAACCCCGATATACATAAAAAGAAACTAGAAGTATTTGAAGCGATGGCGGGGGAGGGGTCGCATGATTTTTTTACTCGTTTGGATATCGAGCCGCTCAAACCCTTACTCAGTATTTCGCCCAACGACTTAACAGTATTATGGGAATACAACCTAACCCAAATACAAAAGCTCAACGAGGCTCTAGCCCTGCTGACTACTCACCGGGAAGACGGGCAAAGAAATCGCAAGACGGCTTAAGGGAACAAGTCATGCACGTCGCGGGCAATAACGTTTTAGAGTTTAAGGAATTAATGGCTAGCGAAGTCGAGCTATTTTTGCTTAAATTTGAAATGTTTTATAAGCAGAACCGCGATGGCAGAAATACTAATTAAATACCGAGCCGAGGCAGGCGAATTAGAAGCCGCGGTTAATAAGATAAACGAGGCTAACGACGAAGCTGTAAAGAGCGCGTCAAAGGCTGCGGACAAAATAGCTAACGAGTTTAAAGATGCTGCCAAGGCTTCAGCGGCGGCGTTTAGTGGGGGTGAAGTATCAAAGGCATTAGGGCAAAACGCCGCTGCGATTGAAAACATTACTAAAAAGGCGCAACCCTTAACGAGGGTATTACGCGGTTTAAAAAACGAATTAAACCTTTTAGAAGAACAAGGCAAAGCCGATACGCAGCAATTCCGTGAGCTTACTTTAGAAGCCGCACGGCTCGAAGACCAAATAGGCGATACCCGCGCACGTATTAGTAACCTCGCGAGCGATACATTAAAGTTCGATGCAGGCGTTCAGGCGGTGCAAGGTTTAGCCGCTGGGTTTGAAGTAGCGCAAGGTGCGGCGGCTTTATTTGGTAGCGAAAGCGAAGACCTACAAAAGGCTATTTTAAAAGTTCAGGGCGCTATGGCGGTCGCTAACGGCGTTCAACAAATAAGTACATTATTGCTCGAAGAAAGTAAACTAAAAACGCAGGCTTTAACAACCGCGCAAAGAGTGTATGCTGCGGTTGTTGGCACGACGTCGGGAGCATTAAAAGGCTTACGTGTAGCTTTAGCCGCTACGGGCGTAGGGGCTTTAATCGTAGGCATTGGTTTACTTATTGCCTACTTCGACGATTTAATGGACGCTATCAAAGGAACGAGCGATACTAGCCGTTCATTAAGCAGTGCGTTAGACGAAAGTAAAACGGCTATCGCTGGGGCGGTTGAAGAAACGCAAAAGGTAGGTAACGCATTTGAGTTAGCAAGGCAAGGCGTAATAAGCAAAGAGGAAGCATTATTAACATACAACGAAACTTTAGGCGATAGCTTCGGACGAACAACCGATTTAAATAAAGCTGAAGAAAATTTTATTAAAAAGTCGGCTGCGTATGTTAAGGCGGCACAATTAAGAGCAACCGCGCAAGCACTAACAGCCGAGGGCGCTGCATTGGCAGCCGAAGCGGCTTTAGCTACTGAAAGCGACCAGCGTAGCGTATTAGAAAAATTAGAAGCATTTAGCAACCGGGCAAACGCTTTAGCCGTAGATATATTTACATTAGGGCAGCTCGATGTAACAGAAAAGGCACAAAAGATAAATAATGAACTTGCAAAGAAAGCTCAAGATAGGGTTAAGAACGAAAAGCAAGCCGAAGCCGATAGAATATTCGCCGTCGCAAATGGCTTAACTAAACAAGCTGAATTGTTAGAAAACCAAGCAGGCATAGCATCTGAAGCTGAACAAAAGGTAAACGAAGCCCGAGACGCCAAACGTAAAGAGGGCGCAGACAAAGCAGCCGAAGCGGCGAAGAAAGCCGAAGAAGACGCGAAGAAAGCCCGCGAGCGTTTAGCGCAAATCGAAAACGAAGCATTCGTCACCCAGCTAACCGAGCAACAAAAGCTACGCGCCGAAACAAACGAAAAGATTTTAGAGCTTGAGAAAACATTTACCGAGGCGCGTTTTAAAGCGGGAACGGTTGAAGCATTGCGAGCCGAAAAAGAAAAGAACGACGCCATAGACCAACTAATAGCCGATAGGGATAAACGAATTAAAGAGCTTGATAAAAAGGCGTTAGAAGAAAGCGTAGCTAAACAAATCGAAGCTACTAAAGCCGCGGCTAACGCTACAACCGAAGAACAAATATTAGCCCTACAAACCCAGCGCGATATTGAGCTTGCAAACGCCGAAGCGCTCGGTAAGGATAAAGTAGAAATAACGACGCGCTATAACACGCAAATAGCCGACCTTAATAAACAGTTAGCGCAAAGCGAGTATAACACCCGCGTAGATAATTTAAAGGCTTTAGAGCTTATAGAGGGCAGCACATTAGAGCGCCGTTTGGAGCTTATCAATATTGAAGCTGAACGCCGTAAACAGGAAGCTAAAGATAGTATAGACGATGCGAATGAATTAGCAGCTAAACTAAAGCTAATCGAAGCCGAAACGCAAGCCGCGATTAGGGAAGAAAGAGCCAAAACAGCGAAGCAACAAGCCGACGAAGTATTTACCTTTATAGATAACTTTACAGGCTTAACAAAGGGCGTTATAGATTTACAGCGTCAGCAAAGCGAAAGCGCAATAGCTAATTTAGAAGCCGAACGCGAACAAAGTTTAGAGGTTATAAATAATAGCATTGAACTAGAAGCCGAAAAAGAGCGCCAGCGTTTAGCATTAAATAAAAAGGTAAACGCCGAAATAGCCCAACAAAAACGAAAGGCTGCAATAGCTGATAAAGCGTTAGCGATATTTGAAGCAACCATTAATACAGCCCGAGCCGTTACCGCAGCGCTAACCTCAACACCGCCTAACATACCTTTATCAATTATCGTAGGGGCTACGGGAGCATTACAGATAGCAACGATAGCGAGTAAGCCTATACCGAAGTTTGCTCGAGGCGGTTTAATCGGTGGGCGCTTACATAGCGGTGGGGGTACTTTGATTGAAGCTGAACGCGACGAATATATTATTAACCGCGCTCAAAGCATGAAGCACCGCCGCGAGCTGGACGCTATCAATACAAGTAGCGAAGCGTTTAGGCGGCTTATAGACGAACGTTACGTGCGCCCAGCTATTAGTTATTACCTAGGCAATAAGGAACGCGGGGTAACGGTTAAAGCCTCGTTAAATTCTAAAACAATGGAAAAGCATTTAAAGGCTGTGCATAAAGAGCAGCGCCGTAGCAATAGGATATTAAGCGAAACAAAGCACAATACTAATAACTGGCGCTCGCAATGGTAAAAGACGATTTAGAGTTTTGGGTAGACGGTTTATTATTTCAGAACCCTAACAATGTTGAGGACTTCGGCGTTAAGATAAATTACGACCGCAGCATTAACGCCGTTTATACAACCTTTGATAACGATTTAGATTTTGGCGGTGAACTGTATAGTTACCTATACGAAAAGCTAAAGCAAGACGGGTTCTGTGATTTAATAAAGGTAGCCGTTTATTATACTTGTAATAACGATAAACGCCTAATAGCTGAATGTTATATTAACCAAGCCGACTGCAAATTTGATTATGATAAATGCAGCGTTAAAGTTAAGTTTATCGACGATGCTTTCGCCTCACGTATAAACAATAATAAGAATATAAAATTTACGATAGGCATAGCTAATAATACAACGCCCGTAACTAAAAACGGTTTGCCGTTTACACCTTTACAGGCTGCGGTATATTATGGCAATAATTATTATGACTTTAGAAACCCAGCTACGAATACGGTATTACCGAGCAATTTAGGTACGCGCCGCTGCATACGAATACATGAGGCTTTTGAATTTTTGGTAGCGGCTATGAGTGATTTTGAAGTAGGGTTTAAAAGCGATTATTTCGATACGGGTTACGGCGCTCAATTCCTTTTAACAAGTGGCGCGGTAATGTTTGCCGACCAAACTTTCGTAGGGGCTAACATTTCATTTAACGAACTTTACGACGCGTGCCGTAAGCTATTTAATTTAGGGTTAGGCTTTCAACGTATAAACGATAAACCTACCCTTGTTATAGAAGACGCTGCGTATTTTATCAATAGCGCGTATTTGGTTAATCTATACGACCAGCCAAATATAACTATGAACCTCGACGCGCAAAATTTATACTCTAACGTTGCTTTTGGTTCAGATGTATTTTTAGAAGAATGGCAGGGCGTCGAGGGCAAAACGAAATTAACATTTCCGCAGGTAGCGTTTAGAGGTTTTAAGCCCGGTGAATTTGGGGTAACGGGCGTATGTAATGCAGATAGCACGCTAGACCTAACCGTTAAAGATATTGTTATAGATAGCAATGTTATACAAGACGTTATAGTAAACGGTAATCAAAACTACGTAGATAATAATTTTATACTTCAATACGACGGTAATTTAGCTTTTGGGCAAATAGTTTACGGCGACCCGTTAGGATTAGGGCAAAACATTTATAACCCTGCGTTAGTATGCGACCAAGTAGCGGCACGTTGGTTAGGGGCTGTGCCTAATTCAATATTTGAATTTTATCAGGGCTTCGACGATACGCAGCTACCGTTTAATGTTAATACAAATCAAACAAGTATTTATAATACTGTTAATTGTAATTTATTCTCTTATTTATTTGATTTAAACCAGCCTACCGATATTGCAACAAGCCCTATTTATTTATCGGATAGGAATATAGGCGAATACGTGGCGTTTAACGTTACAACTTCAGACCCCGGCGGTAACTTTACCCCTAACTATACCTATACAGCGCCAGCGCCTTTAACTGGTACATTTAACGCAAGCGTTAGAATAGTGCCATGTAATAGCGCACCTGTTGGGCAAGTCGTTTACATTAGAATAGTGTTTAAACGTTTTAGCGCTACGGGTGAATTAGTACAAGTTTACCCGGGCTTATACACTAATTACTTTGTAAACGGTGGTTTTAACCCGTTTGCAATTACACATAGCGCAAATATTTTTATGAATAGCGGCGATTATGTAAGGGTAGATTTACAAGCCTATAAAACTATTGCAGCATTTGGAGCGCCTATACTTATAATTGCATCAGGCAATTCATTAAATACTTCATTTAATGCAGCCCCTACGTCGATTAAAGGCGGCGAATTGCAACCCTACGACCCCGCAGATTTTAAAGCATTTGTTTATGACTTCGAGCGACCTTTAACGCAAGCGGAAATTTACGATATTATAAATAACCCTTTTAACGCTATTGCTTTCGGGCGTTACGACGATGCTGTTAATATTATTACGGGGCAAATAAGTACCGTTAATATAGCATCGATAATAAGAAAGAAAGCAGCATTTCAATTACGGTCTAACCAACTTTTACAATGAGCTACACCTCCATACCAAACCAACCTATACTATTTAACTCGACGTTACCAGAACCATGTGAGGGCTGTAATAACGAGTTTACGCAGTTAGCAGATTTTAACGACCAGCTATTTTTTCAGCTCGAGGCGGGCGTATGCGGTTACACGCAATTCGATAGCGTTATAAGCAATATAAATTGTACTATCGATAGCGGCGTTATAACCTTTGCCGACCCGACGCCCCCGAGCGGCGTAGTGTTAGGGTATAAGAAATTTATAAATTGTTTAGAATACAAGGTAACCCTTACAATAGATTACGGCTGTACGGGTAGCTTAACGGTGGGCTTTACAAACGGTACGAGCGTTGAGCTAACAACGCCCGGTACGCACGTATTTTATTTAAAAGCAACCGATATAGCGGCTAATAATAATTCAAATATTCAAGACTTAATATTAGCCTCGGTAGCGCCTAACCCGTTTTTAGGGGTGGTAACTATTATTAGCTTTGAGCCGAACTGCAACGGGGCTTTATTCGCTGGCATAGTAGACGCCGAAACGTTAGCCGTCGTTCAGGTGTTAGACCCCGTTATTACAACAAGCGACCAATACCTAACCGCTGCCATTGCGTTAAACGATTACGAGCTAAACGCGGGCTGTTACCGTTTGGCAATAGCCGACTTTTGTACCAATACGTGCGGTCAGTATTATGTATATAACCCTTACTTTAACGATTGGGGCGGCTGTTTAGGATGCCCGCCGTTAGGGTGGACTAGCGACCCTAGCGTAGGCGCTGACGATTGGACGATAGGCGGTGGGGCGGCTGCATTAAGCTATACCAATACGAATAACATAACATACCTAAACGGCTTAACCGAGTTATGTGAGGACGTAGAATATAGCGTTACGTTAATTGTAGATAGCATAAACGACGGTACGCTACGGGTAACGGTAGATAACGTAAGCGAGGGTACGGCTATAACAGCGGCGGGTACATACACCTTTAACATAACGCCCGCTGCGAGCGGTTCGATAGGCTTATTATTAATTAACGATATAGGGCAAACCGCAAGCGTAAGCGTAAGTAAGCTAACCGTTCGCGCCTTTAAAGAACACGCGGTATATGATAAATACAGCGACGTTATAAACGTAGGTGATTATACCGACGAATGTAGGTATTTTAAAATCGAGGGCTGTAATGCTGAAAATCAATTTAATTTAGGCTTTAACGGTACGTCGTTTTTACCGGGTATTCGTTTAGAGGGGCGTAGGTTTCAACCGCAATACGACACCGACACCGATTTATTTAGGTATGCTTCGGGGCGCTGGGTAGCGAGCTACGTAGACCGCCGTAAAAAATTAAACTATTACTTCGGGCGTTTACCTGAATACGTGTTAGATTTTCTTTCGATAGTATTTTATTTTGATAATTGTTACGTTAACGGCGTGGCGCACATACCGAGCGAAAACGAATTCCCAAGTATTGAATATAACGACGCCGACGATTTAGGGGCGCTAACTATCGAGCTTTATAAACAGACCGACAAAGTACGTAAAACGATATGCAGCGGCACTGATGCAAACTGTTTACCGTCGATATTAGATTTAGGAAGCGAGCCGTTTATATTAGCACAGGACGGCGACCGTTTACTAACTCAAAGTAACGTTAATCTATATCAACAATAATTTATTTATATTTGCATAAGTCATTTGAGCATTTTTTAGGTGTAACGGCTAACGACCTATCGAACCGAGCCAAAACATTAAACACCTTTTAAATTATGGGATGCGTAAGCTATTGCGACTCCGAGTTATTAGCTCATAACCTTGTTGACTGTAACGAATATAAATTAGGTGGCGTTTCTGCAATTATTGTAGGGGCTTGTAATACTACGCTCGCTGACCCTAGCGACGCGACGGAAGTACAAAACCTATTAACTGCGGGTACGGCACGTATAATCGAAGATATTCGTTTCGCTTTGCCAGCGGGTTCGCCTGTAACTGTGGATAGCCCTATTGGATGCGGTACACCTATCCGCATTAACGAAGACCGCACCGCTACATTATACGACGCGAATGTAACCGACGAAAATAACCTTTTTTGGAACGACGTAAATAACCGTCGTATCGGTTGGATTTTAGCCTATATGTGCGATAGCGGTAAAGTAATTTTTATCGACCCGCCCGTGGGTATTACTACTAGCGCTAACTTCATTTTGCCCGAGCAAAATAACGAGCTTCAGCGTTACGAAGTAACCTTTTCATGGCGCGATAAAGATATTCCAGCTCAATACAATGCTCCAGCAGGAATATTCAGCTAACTCGTTAAACCAACAGAAGCCCGCCCCGAGTAATTTCGGGGTGGTGCTTTTTGCGTTTGGTAAGCACCACTATTACGGCGCGGCGTATAACCTTGCTTATTCAATTAAGAGGTTTAGCCCGTCGGTTAATATTGCTTTGTTCGTTGACGATACAAGCAAGGCATACGGCTACGCTAACGGTTTAGCCGATTTAGTAGATAGCATAAACACAATTAAGCCCGAGCATTTACAAACGGGCGGTAAGCTAGACCCCGGCAAACTAAAGGTAAACCTATACGAGTATTTGCCTTTTGAAAATAACGTTTATTTAGACGTCGACGCCGTGGCGCTTAAAGATATTACCCCGATGCTTAACGAGCTTATAGGGGCTAAAAAAGATTACATAAGCCATACAGTAGGCTATCATAATATAAAGCAAGGGCGGGCGATACCGTCTATGCAATGGGCGTGGGCTGACGATATTTGGCAGCATTTCGAATTAAAAGAAACTGATACGCTACCCGCTATAAATAGCTCCATACAATTTATTCGAAAGGGTGAAACAGCCGAACGTTTATACGCGTCGGCTAAATACTTTTACGAAAACGAACCGCTACCCGTAAATAAGCTACGCATGAAATGGGGCGGCGGGCAGCCCGACGAACTTTACATGAATGTAGCGTTAGCTAAATTAGGTTTAGACCCTGCCATAATTGCAGCGGGTCAAACCGATGGGGCTGAAAACGGTTACATACACTTTGCCGCCTCGCGGCGTTTATCGTTTGCCGAAGTAACCGAGCGCTTTTATTTGCAAAGCTATTACGGTGGGCAAGGCTTTACGCCGTTGTTTTATATCGATTGGCTAGACCGTTTATTAAAGCAATGGCACAGGGAAGAAAATAAAATGCACGCTCATTTTATAAACCGAATAACCTCTAACAAATATGCTGGAAACAAAAAATAAAAAGGCGGCAAAGGCAAAAGCCGAAACCCCTAAAGCGACTAAACCGAAAAAAGAAAAGGTAGTAAAAACCGAGTACGTTTACGCGCTCGAGCCGCTACCCGAAAAGGAATTAAAAACAACGGCTACCTTTAACGAGCAACCGCGCCACGGGTGGAATAGTGAGCCTGACGTTTGCGAGTTTATCGGGGCGTTGGTTAAGATGCTAGGCGCTAAAGCTGTTTTAGAGGTTGGTGTTTTTGAGGGTGAAACGGCGGTTAAAATGATAGAGGCATTACCTAACGGCGGTTACTACGCAGGAATTGATATAAATGACCATAGAAAGCACGAATTAAAGCGCGACGGTATAGCAGTCGATTTTATTCTAAACGAAAGCCAAAACGCTTTAAAACAATTTCCCTCTAAACACTTCGATTTTATTTTTGTGGACGGTGACCATTCATGGGAAAACGTTTTACCCGAGTTTAAGGAAATTGAAAGGGTAATAACCGACGGCGGCATAATTGCCTATCACGACACGCTACACATACCCGACGTTAAACGATTAATCGAATACGCTCAACACTATAAATACAACGCCGTTACTTTAAATACTTCGGAGGGGCGCGGCTTAACACTACTTCAAAGATTATGACACCGACCTTTTGCCGTTCAAGGAGCTGCGGCTCTAATATTATAAATAAACCAACTACTAAAGCAGTCGCATAATGGCTTTATCGATAGAAGAAATTAACAAGGTAGTTAAACGCTTTGCCTATATGTATAAGGGCTGGAATGAGGCGCAACGCAGCGCCCCGTTAAACCCTATTACTAAACAGCGTGTAGGCGTTTCGCAATACCCTGAATATTGGGACGGGTATAACTACGCCGCTAAAATGTATGATAGCATTTTGCCGCATACCCGCCCCGACGTTTACCCCGAACATTTGTTAAGCGTTCGCGCCCCGAACCAAACCGACCAGCAAGCGCAGTATATAAAGGCTAACTATAAGCCTACGACGTTAAGCGTGTTCGAAGATTTTAAAGCGACGGTAAGCCGTGCGTTTGCAGACCAAAATTGGAGCATTAAATATATGCCTGAAATGGACGAACGTTTCGGCGAAGATACTTTTCAAAATTTCGTAAACGAAGAAATAGAAAAGTTCGGCAGCGTTGAGGCTTTCGTTAAAACTATGCTACCAACGTTAAAGCTCGTAGACCCGAACGGTATTATAGCGATTGAACCTGAATACGTAGAAACGGTAGAAACCGAAGAAACCGAAACCGAGGTAATAAGCAACGACCTATTAAAACCGATGCCTGAATACTATTCATGTAAAAGTATTGTAGGGCAAAAGTTCGGCGAATATTATTTAGTAATAACCGACGATAAAACCGAAGTAAAGGCGGGTTCAAAAATGGAGCGTAGCGGTTTAGTGTTGGAGCTATACGACGACGCTAACATATGGAAGATATACCAAACTGGTAAAAAGTCCGAAATGGAATTTAGCGAACCCGTGCTATACTTTAACCATAATTTGGGCTACGTACCCTGCCATAAATTACAGGGTATGCCGCAGCTCATTAACGGCGAAATATGCTTCCAATCGCCTTTCATTACCGCCGTGCCGTTTTTAGACCAAGTCGTATTAGACGAAAGTTACCTACAAATTAGCAAGGCTACGAGCGCGTTCCCGTTTATGGTGGCGCTGGGTGAAGTATGCGACTTTGTGGATAGAGAAGGTAATAAATGCGTAGACGGTCAATTATTCGACCCTATTAATGGCGGCTATCGTACTTGCCCCTCGTGTAGCGGTGGCGGCTTAAAGTCACGGTTTAGCCCTACGGGTATGTTATTAATCAAACCGAAAACATCGGTAAGCGAGGGCGACACGGGTATAAGCGGTGAATACTTAAAGTTTGTTTCGCCGCCAATGGACACGTTAAACTTTTTGCGCGTAGAAATTGAAGCGCAAATGAAAAAGGCGCGGGCTATATTACACCTACCGAGCAGCGATAGCACGGCGGGCGTAGGCGAAGCCGTAACCGCAACGGGTAGCCTAAATAAGATGCGTAGCCTATACGCCTTTTTAAAGCCTATTAGCGACCAGCTATTTAGCTTGTATGAGTTTATATTGGTTACTACGGGGCGTATGCGCTACGGCGATTTATTCGGCGGCGTTTCTTTAGTGTACCCTACAACCTTTGATATTAGCACGCCGTCCGATTATTTAGCGGTAATAGGCGAAGGTATAACAGCGGGCGTACCGCCGTCGGTAACGTTTAGCAACGTTTATAATTACATTAAAGCTATACACTATACGGACGAAGAAACCAGCGCTATTTACGATTTAATAATTCACGCCGACGAATTGCTTTTAATGAGTAGCGCGGATATAGCCGCAAGGGTAGCTAATGGCACGGTTGAAAAATGGCAAGACGTGTTACACTTTAGCGCCCCGCAGTTAATTATGGAGCTTATACGTAACTACATACCGACCGAAGACGCGCCGCAATTTACCGACCTACCATTGCAGGAGCAAGTAATACAGCTCCGTAATATCGCAGCTGGCAAAGTACGTGAGCAACTAGACCCTATACAACAGGCGCAACGCGACTTATTAAATGGCATCGCTGGATAGTTTAGTAAAAAAGAAAATTAGGTTATTTGAACAAATACCTAAAGACATGGCTACGAGCGCCGAAAAGGCGCAGCTACAAGCGTGGCGTACGGTTGAGCCTTTGCTTCGTGAAATGGACGTAGATAGTAACGGTAACATTACACAAACCGACGCTAACATAAACCGCATAGGTATAATAGCCGAAGAACTAAACAAGGTATTAGCAGGCGGCGAATATAAAGAGGCGGTAAGTAAATTTTTAAGTCAGATAGGCGAGGGCGTAAAGCTATCGACCGAAATAGCGCAAACTTTTGAGGCTGGGTTTGAACCTACCGAGGCGCAACGTAGGTTAGTGCAGATAAGCCAGCAAAACGCAATTAATAGTTTTTTTGGCAGCGGCTTACGTGAGCGTGTAACGCAACCATTTTTAGAACAGCTAACGGCTAACATAGCAGCACGCGCCCCGCTGCGTGAGGCGGTCAAAGCATTAAGCGCAACTATAATAGGTAACGATAAGCTCGACGGTAATTTACTTGGGCATATTAAAACAACGGCTTCAACCGCCCAAGCGATAGCCGACCGTAGTTATAGCGCGGCGGTAAACGAGGAAATAGGTATTAATTGGTTTGAGTATTTAGGGGGTGAAATACCTACAACGCGGGAATTTTGCGCGCATCGTGAGGGCGAAATATTTCACCGTAAAGAAATAGAGGCGTGGGGTAACGGTAAAAATAGCGCGGGTATAGACGATATTAAAGGCGGTACGTGGGCGG